AGGAAGTCATTCTGTGCTAGAAGTGCTGGTCAGATGAAACAGTTTCCTAAAGCAGCTAAGAATCCTAATAGTCGTTTAAGACAAGCAAGGAGAAGATGGAAGTGCTAATAGAAGTTAACTTTAGATTATTTAAATTTTTTAGTCGTATCAGTAATAATTGTTATATGAGATACGTAAAATTACTACATGAGTCTCAAGGGAGAAGATAATGGAAAACATGGTATTAGATGCATGGAATGATTTATCTTACTTAGAAGGTGCTCTTTTTACAGTTTGGTTATTTATATTATACTACGGTAAAGTCTGGATAGACAATAGATTTGATAAAAAGGAATGTAAATGCTCGCAGCGTTAATTGGACCTATAGCTAATTTAGCTGGTACATGGTTTGAAAACAAAGTTGAGAAAACAAAGGCTGAAGGACAAGCTAAAGTCGCAGAGGCTAGAGCTCGTGCTACTGTTGCAGAGAAAGTTGCAGCTGGTGAGGTCGAATGGGAAGGCAAGATGGCTGATGCTACAGTGGATTCTTGGAAAGACGAGTTCGCGTTAGTTGTGCTACTTACTCCAGCCATTCTAGTTTTTATTCCAGGGATGACGGAATATGTTGAACATGGATTTACAATATTGGCAACTCTTCCAGAGTGGTATCAGTACTTATTATATATTGCAATTAGTGCAAGCTTCGGAATCAAAGGTGTCGGACAAGCGGCAAAGATGTTTAAGAAAAAGTAATGGCATTCAAAGATTACATAAAAGGTAAAAAATTAGTTGGCAAGAAAACTAACTTAAAAACTACATATAAAGGCAAACCCGTAAATAGACCTGTATATATAAATAAAGATGGTCAAAGAGTATCTGAGCAGTCCAGAACATTTAAGTATAATAACAAAGTAATAAATATACCAACTATACATAGAGGGTATCAATTCAAAGTTCCAGAGTTAAGGGCAATGTTGGATGAAGGACTTATAAAACCGACAAGTGCAAGTAGAGCTAATTTAACTAGTAAGGCAACAGGCAACCCCACGGCTAATTTAAAAACTCAATATAAAACCATGGGCAAAAAAGCAGGCGAAAGAAGTAAGAATTTAAGGATGAGTAAATGAACTTAGTTACACTACAAGATGAGATAGCCAATGACGAAGGCGTTATGTACGAAACATACCACTGCTCGTTAGGTCACTTAACGGGAGGTATAGGACACCTTATCACAGAATGGGATGAAGAGTTCTACGAACAACCTATAGGTACTAAAGTCTCACATGAGCAGATTAACGATTGGTTCACAAAAGATATAAATACTACACTAAGGGACTGTAAAGATATATTCCCTGACTTTGATACTTTACCTTCTGAAGCACAATTAGTAATTGCGAATATGTGTTTTCAATTAGGTAGACCAAGATTAAGCCAATTTAAAAAGTTTATTGCTGCAGTAAATGATGCAGATTGGATTAAAGCTGCTGAAGAGATGGAAAATTCCAGATGGCATAAGCAAACAACTGCGAGAGCGGAGCGGCTGATAGCACGCATTATTAAACTAGGAGTACCAGTGTAATGGAACGAATTACCAACCAAGATTTAAAAAAAGCCAAAGACAGAAAGTTTATGACAGAGTCTAAAAGAGCTGTTGCTAAAATTGGTAAAGATGATAAGATTGATACAAGTAAAATGAAGATGCGTCCAGATACTAGCAAGAAGTCTCTAGCAGATGCATATAGATTTAAAATGGATTTGCCGCCTAGTATGTCTGATGCAGATGTTTTAAAAATGTATAGGCAAAAAGGGGTAGATAAAAAAGTGGGGGGAGCTAAAATGAATAAGAAATCAATTATGGATTTACCAACTAACGTACCAAGATTAATGAGAGGTGCTGTACTTGGAGACCTTAATAAAGATGGAAAGATGTCTGGGTACGAAACAGCTAGACAAAAAGCTATTACTAAAAGCATGGATAAACAAAAGCCTAAAGAAGCTAAAACAGGCATTGCATTTTTAGATAATATGCAAAAAGATACTGATAATAGAAAAAGATTATCGAGCCAAGAGAAAAAAGATTTAGTAGAAATATCTAATTTAGTAAGCCCAGAACAAAAAAAGAATCTTGGAAAGAACCTTAGGAAAATTAGGTCACTTGGCGGAGATGGACAACTTAATAAAAAAGTTAGAAAGTTTCTAAAGAGTACTGGAGGTCCTGAAGCTCAAAAGATTGCTAAGAAAGCAGGTAATCCACAGTTACAAGAAAAACAGGGCTTTGTTGGAGCAGTTGGTGCTAACAAGAGAAAAAAATAATGAGCGACGCACAGAAAAGAACTAATTATTTTGATTTAAAAAGGGACGAAACTATGGCTCTAAATGAGTACATAAAAAGTCCTGTATCTGACAGAGATTTAAAAAGTAACCCACCTGTCAAAAAAATAAATATATCAAAAAGACAGAAAGGTAAAGTGTCTTTGAAAAAAAGTCAAAGCACTGGTAGTTTTTTAGGAGATTTAAAAAAAGCTATTACAGCTGGAGGCTCCAGTAAATTAACTAAGAAAGTCAAAGTAAAAAAAGGTGATACCTTAAGTGATATAGCTAAAGCAAATAACACAAGTTTAAAAATGTTAATGCAACTTAATCCAAAATTTAAAACAGGTCAAGGACCTAGTGGAAAGTACGTTGGACCTATTTCTAAAGGAACCACCCAACAAAAAGAAATGCGTATTGGTAGTAACATAGTAGTACCAGACCCACAGTCGTTCCAAGGTGGTAGATTAAAACCAATTAGAACAAACAAGAAGACAGATGTCTATAAGAAAGTGACAAAACCAGAATTTAAAGAAATGTCACAGAAAATACCCAACTCTACACTGAAACGAGGAGCAGTAACTATGGCTATGAAGAAGAAAGCGACTAAAAAGAAAATGACTAAAGGATACGCTAGAGGCGGCAAAATTAGTAAAATGAGAATGGGCGGCTCTAAAATGACCAAAGGCTATGCCAGAGGCGGAGCGATTAAAAAGAAGTAATGTCGTATCTCATAAGTAACGTACCTCATTTTAAGTGTTGGGTACGAAGGGAGTTTACGTGCAACCACCAGAGACACCATGGAGATTTTCTTCATGCTATGGTTATAGCCGTAAACACAATTCCCGATAGGTCTTTAAGCTTCCAAGTTGTTTTCACTGGTTGCGAAGTAGACAGAGAAGATGGTCCTGATGAGAATGTTCATGGAGGAGCAATGTGGGCACGGATGCCTATACAAGCCCTAGTCGCAGATATACCTGTAGAAGAATGGGCAGAACCTATGGAAGACCATTTGTGCCAACCATGGGATTGCGAATCGAGAACACACAGTGTTGTTGTTATGGATAGAGTCAGCTCTTCTCCGTGGTTATGCAAGATTGATAATCAGTTTCATAAAGGTAAGTATTTGTTTACAGTTGACTATACAGATAATGATATTGCAGATGACCCTTCACAGCATAAACAGTCCCATGTCTTATATTTAACTGATGCAGGTAAATGGACAGGTAACGTAGTAGCTCTACCAAACAATAGAGTAAGAGCAACAAGTCCTGCACTATGGAGAACTGGAGAAGGAGCACCTGATTTTGTACCCTCTCAGCATATGCACTCTGCAGAATCACATGAAACTTACTTAGACCCTTCAGTAACTTTCAATAATTTATACTCAAATGGAAAGAAGAAATAATGCCACATTATACTAAACCATTAAAAAAAATTATTAAAGGATTAACTAAATCAGTTAAGACGCATGCAACACAGGCTAAGACTCTCAAAAAGATAGAGAAAGACCAGAAAAAAAGGTATAAAAAAAGAAAATGAAAAAGGACAGATGCGAAACTTGCGAATGTTATGAGTGCGATTGCGAAGAGTGTAACTGCGAATGTCATAAAGAAAAACCAACAGAGGAACAGTTAGAACTAGACTTTGTTAATTAATGATTGAGTTTGTGTTAGTGTTTATGATGGGAATAAGAGTAGTAGACCAAACACAAACCTTTGAAGATATAGATAGGTGTCTGTATTTTGCTGAACGCTTACACCGACAACCCTCAATACCACAAAAGGAAGGACCTAATCTACAGATTACAGCATATTGTAAGCCAATAAGGAAAAGATAATGTTAGCAGAACTCGCGGCAGCAAATGCAGCTTTTAGTGTAATAAAGAGTTTCGTATCAAACGGAAAAGAACTCACAGGTTGTGCTAAACAAATATCTGACTTTGTATTCTCAAAAGAACAACTTGAGAAGAAAGCAAATAAACAAAAAGCTAAAGGTGGTGGTTCTGATTTAGAAGAGTTCATGGCTCTTGAGCAAATAAGAGAAAAAGAAGAAGAACTCAAGAAGATGATGATATACATAGGCAGACCTGGCTTATGGCAAGATTGGCAGGCTTTTCAAGCTGAAGCAAGAAAGTCCAGACGTTATCAAGAAAAGATGGCAGAGAAACGTCAGGCAGAGTTGATGGAATATATGGGCTATGGAATAGCTTTTATATTTGTATTATTTTTTGCAGGATTACTAGCTTGGGTTGTAGGCAAATGGACAGGAAGATTATAAGCCCGTGCATCGGTGTTTGCACACTAGAAGACGATATCTGTAAAGGATGTGGTAGAACAATAGAAGAAATAAAGGAAGCTTACGAACAAAGCAAGGAGAATAAAAAATGGCAGATTACGGCAAAATGAGTAAGGCAGAGCTTTTAAAAAAGTATGGTGCCTTTTATAAAGAAAATTATGGAAAAGACGAATACAGTTTTCTTAGAAATCAAGACACTAGAGGAGTAAGAGACATTATATCTCATATAGACCCAGAGCCAGTTAAAAAGTTTAAAGGTGGTGTAACAACTAAAAAGAAACCTACAAGCCCAATAAAAAAAATTGGTCTTAAAAAAGGCGGCTCCAAAGTAAAGAAAAGCGGCTCAAAACCCTCTAATCCAAAGTTATACGCATCAGTAAAAGCAGAAGCTAAACGTAAATTTAAGGTATATCCTAGTGCGTATGCAAATGCCTGGCTTGTGCGTACCTATAAGAAACGTGGTGGTGGATACGCATAATGGCTAAACCTAGGGGTGGGTTAACTAAATGGTTCAAAGAGGACTGGAGAGATGTAGCTACAGGAAAACCCTGTGGGCGTAAATCAGCAAGTAAGTCTAAGAGGAAATACCCAGCGTGTCGCCCCAAGGCAGTCGCAGATAGGATGTCGAAGGG